TTCGTGCCATTCGTATTTAAGTTTGCCTATACGTTTTTTTACACGATTATCTACATTATCAATTTCAGTTTCTAAATCTTCTTGATCTAATGTTTTTTGTTCATCAGAACGAGGTGTTTTTTTATCTTCTTCAGGTCTGTCGTCAATAATTTCTACATCAAAATCAGATTCTTCTTTATTGTCAGAAACAACAGTATTTTTTATACCTAAAAATTTTTCTTCTTTTGTAGCAGGTTCTTCTATAACAAGTTCTTCTTGTTCTGCGAATTCTTCGTTTGTACTCATGCTTTAACTACTCCTCTTGGGTCTTCAACAACAGCTTCTACGCTGTCGTCATTGATTAATCGAAATTCTTTTCCATGCACTAAAAATCTAGTGCCTGAATAAGAACGCATTATTATCCAATCGCCTTCTTTGCAATACGCTCCGTTAGGAAAACGTCTTTCATCTTGATAAGCGTCTGAACCTAATTTCATTACAAATCCACATATTGATCCAACAGATTCTCTTTCTACAAGAGAAGCAGCTTTTATAATACCGCCTTCTGTTTTTTCTTCTGCTTCGGGTAATGCTATTAATATTCGATAACCAGCAGGTTCTGGTAGTTGTTTTGCTTTTTGGTCTTCTTCTTTTGAATTAGACTTTTTTGTTTCTATTTCTGTTACAGCTTCCATAGTTTCCTTTTATTGCACTGGTTAAGGACCAGAGACCTTTGCACCATTATGGCGTTATTGTTCTCCTCTTTCAATTAAATCCAGAAGATCACGTTCTGCTAAAGCTAAACCAGCAATGATTCCTGTCATATACTTGTAGTCGCTAAAGTCTTTGCAGCTCCCTCCACTGATAGCGTCTGAGTGATCATTCATTCGATCTCTTATTATATTTCGTAACGCATCAGGGAAATTTTGTGTACTTAAATCGCTCATTTATCCTTGTGTAATATATCTGATGCTATTTCTTTTCCTATCTTAGCACCTTCTATTTTCTCTTTACTGCTTATATCGGCTTCGTCTGTAGCTAATTTAGCAGCTATATTAGCACTTGTTATTCTTTCTTGTGAAGCTAAACGTTCTAATTCTGTTGCAGCCACAACTTTAGATTTTTGTAAATCAACAGCTATTTTCTGTGCATCAGACTTTATTTTAGATTGAACCTGAGATTCTCTTATATCCAACTCACGTTCACGTTGTTGAATAACAGGGTCTTCCATTTTCTTTTGTATTTCTTTTTGTCTTTCTTCTGCAAGGTCTTTGTGTAAGACTCGCTGTGCCGCTTCCGAAACCAACTGAGACAGTCTTAACTCTATATCTTCTGGTAATGGTTCATCTGGAGGTGGTAACGGCACACCGAGCTGTTCTTCTATTTCTTTACGATATTGAAAAGCAATATGTTCTGTAACGTGTTCAGAGAAAGCACCCATAATAGCGTTAGCATTAGGACTTTGACCAATCATTTGTTTAATCTTAGGATCATCTGCCATAGCCATATGCGTCATAATATGTGCTTCATGGTCTTGATACATAAATGATTTGACAGGTTTTTCATTAAGCATGTTCATATTTTCAGATACAGGGTTTGTAGGGTCTATATCTTCATCTAATGGCACAATACTTTCTGGATCACGAATTCCTAACGTTTCTAGCATCTGTCTATGCAATTCTGGCATGTTATACATTTGTGGTGCTTGTTGAGCAAGCTGTAAAGCTGCTTGATACTGCATAATTCTTTGTGCGGTAGTAGAAGCATTGGGATCAGATACAGGTATTACGTCTATTTTGTTGTCAAAATCTTCAGGAAGCAGTTCTTGCCCCTCTGTAGCGTATGGATACTCTGTTGGACCGAAATCTCTTATAATTCCTGAAAGAATATTTAATTCTTTCTTCATAGAAGCGTGAATTCTGGCTTGAACAGACCCCATAACCTTCATAGAACGCTCTAAAATAGCCAATGTAGTGCCTACAGGAGCTTGATTGCTCATATCTGCTACTTTCATGTCAGCTACTGACGCAAATCTTCTTCCTTCTTCAACTAAACTGTCTAATAATTGATAAAGAACGCCTGATGGCTCTTTATAAGGCAAGAAAGTAATGTTATCTCTTATAGCACCCCCGGGAACGTCCACATCTCTGAACTCTCCGGGCATAATAGGCGTATCATCGCCTTTAATTCTTAGTCCTCTGGCTTTTAAACCACCGGGTAAGTTGGAAAGCGTACCAGCATCTACCAGTTGTCTTAGTAAACTTGTTGCAGATTTTGCTATACCACCAATTAAATGTATTAAACCGAAACCATAGAATCCTAACCCCGGTAAATATTGATAATGAACAAAATGTTGTCGAGACATTTTCTGCTCGTCTTCTTCATACCAGTTCCTGCGAATGGATAGAATCTTACGAGAAGACAAATCTACGGTAACAATATAAGGTAAAGCTATGCCAGTAGGCTCTCCGTCCTTTAAATCTGGAAAATCTTCTAAATCCAGATCAACCATCATTTCCAACAATGTATGTCGTTGGTCGTAATCGTAACTTGCACTGTCTCCAGTTAATTGATTATATTTTTCTTTAATATCACTTAAATCTGGAGAAGGTTCATCTAATTCAATGTCTCTGTAAAAACCATTTACTTGTAATTTTCTTACATCGTTAGATGTTTTCTTCATTATGTGCGTAGCACGTTCGCAAGTTGTTAGATCAGAAGCACCGTAACTAACAACAAAATCTTCTGCGGGAACAAACATAGAACACGGTCTGTTCATACTAGGATCAAAATAAACTTTACGAAAAGCAGAACCAGCTAACGGCAAATTAAACAGTAATTTTTCTGTTTCACTGCGGTATTCGGTCATCTTGTCTGTTAATAAATAGTTAAGATAATCTTTAACACGACTGGCTTGTTGTTCTTTTTCAGAATTAATTGTACCTACCACTTTGGTTCTTACTGGTCCTTTAGGTGGAAACACTTCTGATATGGCTTGTGCCTGAAATCTAACTACCGCTTCGGTTAACAATGGATGAAATACTCCACAAGCACCATCCCAAGGTTGAGTTCTGTCTTCTATTTTAAGACCTAATTGATCCAAACCTTTAATATAAGTTTCTTCCCAATCTGATCTTGATTCTCTGTCACTTTTATAACTAGAAACTAACTCAGAAGCTAATTCATCTAGCTCTGAATCTTCCATAAATTCAGCAAGATTGTCATTAAATTCATCCGTAAAGTCTGAAGAATCAGGATCAAAGTCTATAAGCAGACCTCCATCCTCAGTTCCTATTTCAATTTCTTCTGGGTTTGTTACCAAAATTTCAAGTGCGTTATCTTTTACGATAGATTCTGGTGTTTGTAGTGGTTTTTCTGCCATTTAATTACCTAGATTTTTTTCTTCTAACAATTTTGGGTTTCTTTTTAGCTATTTTAGTTGGTGCTTTTCCACCTTCCCAAGCTTCATTTATATTTTTAGTGGACTTATCATCTGCAACGTAAGTGCCTTTTTTAGTTCTTGCTCTAACGGGTTTTTTAGATGAAGGATAATTTGTTGTTTCTTTAACAACAACAGCCTCTTTACTTTCTGTTAAGCGTTCTTCTATTTGTTTAGATTTTTTAATAACTTTTTCAGTTACTTTATCTGCTTTTTCTATTGTCTTTCTTTCAAAAAAAGATGATATTCTTTCCCAAAGTCTCATAAGTGCTCCTTTAATAATATTCTGCTCTTGTTCCTACAAACTCTTCATCTTCTTCATCAGAGTGCAAAGGAACAAATCCACCTTGACGGAATCTTAACAACGCTTGCGTTGAAGAGTCTACCAAGTCATCGTGCTCTCCACTAGGAAAAGCAGCAAATTCTTCTATAACTTCTTCAGAGAATCTTTTCTCTGGAGCCCATACTATACCTGATGCAAATAAATCAGCCACAGCATTAACTCTAGCTACCTTATCGTTACCACGACTAGGCGTGTATTCTGATACAGGTATGCCCATTGATCTTAATTCAAAAATTAAAGGCATTCCAGCAGCTTTGCCTTCAACTATAAACGCATCTGGTTGCCATTCTTTCCAATGATCAAATGCTTTCTTTTTTAATTCAGGAAATTCCATACGATCTTTTATAGCATCTAACAAAATAACATTCGGTTGCATTATTCCTGTTCCTTCGTCTTCTTTATAAAAGACTCCCCACGTTGTACATGCTGAATAGTCGGCACGTTGTGTTTTTAAAAAAGCGGTGTCCCAAGATTGAATAATAAATTCACATTGTGGAGGAACATCAGATTCCCAATTTTTCCACCATTCTCTTTTAACAATCGCTCCTTCTTCTGAAGTAGGGTCTTGTTGATACTGAGCAGACCATTTTGATATAGGAAGTTCTGCTTTTAATTTTTCAAGTTCTTTTATATCCCAGAACTCTTGCCATAAACTTTTACCAGAAGGCAAAATAGCAGGAAACTCTATAACCTCCCAATCATCTACGCCTTCTCTTTTTTGTTGTGCTTTTAATATTTGACCCGTCAAATCTTTTTTATGCCAACGTGTCATTACAATAACGATAGAACCGCCCGGTTGTAAACGCTGTCTTGGTCCAGATGTATAGTATTCGTACACTCTGTCAAAAACACTAGGATCGCCACTTTGTCCTTCTTGCTCTGAATGTGGATCGTCTATAATTAAAACATCCGCACCTTTACCCGTTACAGCACCGCCCACACCAATCGCAAAGTATTCTCCGCCTTTATTAGTGTTCCAACGTCCAGCAGCCTTACTGTCTGATTGCAAAGCAACATCAGGGAAGACTTCTTTAAAATCACCTGATCCAACCAAGTTTCTTACTTTACGTCCAAAGCCTACTGCTAGTTCAGCCGTGTGAGCAATTTGAATGATTTTTTTATCAGGGTACTTACCCAGATACCAAGCTGGCAATAAATAAGACGCAAACTCCGATTTAGTATGACGGGGTGGCATGTTAATAATTAATCTTTTTAAATCACCGTTAGCTACACGATCAAAGGCATCAGCCATTTTAGTGTGATGATAGCCTTCTATGAAGGCAGCCCATATGTGTTTAACAAATGGAAGGAAGTTATCACTGCAAGCAATTCTGTTCGAGGCTTCTTCGTACTCTTCTAATAATGATAAAAAAAGTTTTTGTTCACTGACGGGCAATGTTTTGATTTTATCAAGGTATTGATTAGACAAGTTAGCCCCCACAACCTTTATAGATTTTTACTACCAAAGGAGAGCAATCTTCTGTGGAGTGATTGTGGGAACTAGGAATTGTTTCATCTAGTTTATAACTAACTATATTAATACTTAGTATATAACTAGCTAGTTTTAAACTGTTGAGAGCAAAGCTCTCCAAGATTTTACACATTATTCATACCTTCACTTGTTCGTCAAGTGTTTTTCAAATAATTTATCAAGCTCATCTTTTTCAGATTCTTCCATGCGAGCCAACCATTCTTTCTTTTTATCTAAGTTAGACAGACCATCGTTGTCCAAAATTTTTTTTTCAGCCACTACGTTAGCTGTATGTTCGTGTGCCGTAGTCTTGTAAACGACTTTAGGTTTCACTGGCTCTTCTATTTCTTCAACCACCGCCACAACTTCTTGATGTTGAACTAGCGGAGATTTTCTGACAGACATCATGGTACGCCATCGTTTAGGTTGCATGGTGATCCACCCGTCCTCATGTAAGCGTTTTACGATAGCATGTACAGTAGACCTAGAGGAGACTCCAACAATGCTCGCTATGGCTTCTAATGACGGTCCACAGTGCTTTGTTTCCCAATACCCTTCAATGGCTTCTAATACTCTTAGTTGTTTAGGTGTCATGTTCTCATTTTTTTAAAAAATATATATACCCCCTTTAGGGTCCCTTGAACGTTTCTCATACATTATACGAAAATATATAGTATATATGCAAGCCTATCGAAAAAAATAGGGGGGGGTACTCCTTTTATGAAAAGTTAGCAAAATAATTGAGCAAAATAGTGTACATGG